TCGGACTCAAATAGTATTTTTCCGGCACTTGTTCCGTCAAAATCTGCGACAAGAAAGATCCGTTTTCTTCGCTGGGGAAGATTCCCCCACGGGGTGGGGGAAATGTCAGCTTTAGCTGACAAAGGGGGACGGCACGGTTCGTGTACACCAGTATTGTGCATCAAGAACTCTCCATGCGAGGGAATAGGATTCTGCCAGAATCTCTCCGGCTTTTGTCCATTTTCCCGCAGGTCGAGGAATTGAAATGCTGCTGTCTTTGACCGAACAGATGGCTTCGAGGACACATCGGAAATCTTCTCCGCCGTTGGAAGAAAATGCTCCGGGGACGTTTTCCCAGACGATGTATCTTGGGTATTTACCATTGCTTGCACACCTCATTTCTCGGATGATACGGATTGCTTCGTGAAACAGAGAAGAACGGCTGCCGCTCAGACCGGTTCGTTTTCCGGCGATGCTCATATCCTGGCATGGACTCCCAAAGGTGATGATGTCCACAGGCGGCAGCTTTGCACCATGCAGTCCGCTGATATTGCCGAAGTGTTGTACCTGCGGCAGCCGTTTTTCTGTCACACGAATGGCAAACGATTCAATTTCAGAAGACCAGATAGGCACAATGCCTGCCAGCAGTCCGGCAAGCGGAAAACCGCCGCTACCGTCAAAGAGGCTGCCAAGAGTGAGCGATCTATTCATTAGTCACCTCCAGATTATTTCCTGCTTTATCGCATGATAAAAGAAACGCCCTGCATACTGATAATTCTGCAAAGCGTTTACATTTCTCTATAACTTTACTTCGTATCCATATTGGTGCGGCAGGAACGTTGTTATATCTTCCATATTCGCCAAACATACACTCCATACCAACATTTCTTGCCTGAACTGCCTCTTGAAATGTATCGTAGTATCCAAGATGAATATCCAGCTGACTGATTTTGATTCTTGCACGATATTTCTTTCTGGGTGGATAATAACTTACTCCGCTTACACCCGATGTGTTATTTTTTTGAAGCGGTTGATTTATTTGATTTTGCTGATGTGTACAGAAACGGACATTGCATCTTCGATTATCCAATGTATCAAGATTGATATGATCCAGCTCCATTCCTTTTCTTGTACTAAAAAGCACTTGATGCAGCGGTCGACCATGGCAGTCAACGATATATATTTGCCTACCTTTTCTGCTTTTATAAGAGACATACCATTTGATATCTTTTATTCTACTGAATAAATCAGCATCAAACATGAATATCGTCCCATCGGAAAGACGACCATAGCCAATTATACCATCATCAGAAAATGTGTAATTCACATTGCCGATATCACTCACGTCCTCTCTGAGCGTCATTCACATTGCTGTCTTGAATATTCAGTTCGTCTGCTGAAAACTCATGTACTTCTGAACACGGGTACTTTACTCCGTTGCGCAGAACATACACGCCATCAGCTGAACCAACAGCAGCAATGTATCTTCTGATGATCGCTGATGCATATTTGGGATCAAGTTCTTGTGTGTAACAGATTCTGTTGGACTGTTCTGATGCAATGAGTGTAGAACCGCTGCCGCCGAAAAGATCAAGAATGATTCCGTTTTCCTGTGATGACATACGAATCGGATATGCAATCAATGGAAGAGTTTTCATTGTAGGATGTAGCTTTGACTTTTTCGGCCTGTCAAATTCCCATACAGTAGTCTGCTTGCGGTCACCGTAGAATTTGTGCTTTGCAGTATCCTTGAAAGCATAAATTACTGGTTCGTGCCGCATTTGGAAATCCATTCTGCCGATAACAAGCGTATCTTTTACCCAGATACAAGTTGTAGAATAGTGGAATCCCGCATTAACTGTTGCTTTATAAAAATTACATTTTTCTGCATCTGAATGGAAACAATAAAATGCTCCGCCGTCTGCGAGAGATGTATATGCGTTTTTGAACGCGTCCAAGAGGAACTGATAGAACTTCTCACTGTCAGACCATTTGTCATTCATAATTGTCATACCTGTACCGCCGGAATATGCACAATTATACGGAGGATCTGTAATACAGGCATTTGCTTTCTGACCGTCCATCAGCAAGGCAACTTCATCAGGTTTGGTGGAATCTCCGCAGCGAAGTCTGTGTCTGCCGAGAAGCCAGATGTCACCATTTTCAACAAATGGTTCAAACTCTGCCGCCTTATCTACATCAAAATCATCATCTTTTACATCTTCATCTGATGCAAATAAGTCCGCAAGTTCCTTTTCATCAAATCCGGTCATGGAAAGGTCGAATCCGAGCTCCTGTAGTTCCTGCATTTCAACGGACAGCAGTTCTTCGTCCCAGCCTGCGTCCAATGCCATCCGGTTGTCAGCAAGAATGTACGCTTTCTTCTGTGCTTCGGTTAGGTGGTCGGCATACACACAGGGTACTTCTGCAATGCCTTCTTCCTTTGCCGCCTCAATCCTGCCATGCCCAGCAAGAACGTTATATTCCTTATCGATAATGACAGGATTGACAAATCCGAATTCACGGAGGGAAGAACGAAGTTTCAAAATTTGTTCTTTGTTGTGTGTTCTGGCGTTATTTGCATAAGGCACTAACTTGTTGATGTCAACAAGCTGAAATTCTGTAGTTGTGGTCATCTGTAATTCCTCCTCTGCTGGATTCTGAGCATACCTTTTCGGGCGGCATCCATATTGCCTTTGACAGCCTGTCCCTTGATTGTGCGATATTGCTGTTTGGTCATGTTATTTTTCTGCTGTTTCAGTTCTCTCCAGAATTGAACATCTGCTTTCATGTATTTCTCACTTTCTGCTTCTCAGCAATTTTTCCATCATATCTTCCTGCGGATTGCTCTGAAATTCCACAGAGCAGTTTTCCCTCACAATCTGAAAAATCTGATTCCAGATTTGGTTTGCCTGTTTCATGTAATTCTGTGACATCGCTACATAGGGAGAGGCAATTGCCGCACCAGTTGTAGGATGTTTGGAAATATATCCGTATTTGGTGACGATCTGCTCGCAGTGTATCCAACGGGAAATACTCATGGCATACTGTTCCACAAGCTGACGGCTTACGATTTTCTCACAGGAGCGTTCTTTCAGCCACTGATAGGTTTCTGTATACACATCATCTGCAAGGAGTTTTGTGCCGTCACGCTGTAATTCTTTCATGAAATCTCTGACAGGCGGAGTTTCAGCGGATTCTATATCCGCAGGCTGCATCATAACTTCCGCCGATTTTCCCTCAGCAATTTTCTCCGTGAGTGCCTTTCTTGGCCGTCCTGCACCCGGTCTTGCACCGCCTCGGTTTGTACCGTCTTTCGCCATGATGTCATCACCTCCGAAAATCAAAGAAATTCAAACAAAAATGCTAAATCAGGCATAAAAAATGCCGACTGCAAAAGTCGGCAAAGTTAGATGTTGTCGGTATTTTTCAATATTTATACCTCTGAGGGGGTCAATAGGGCGTTTGAATACCCGTTTTTGTGCGTGATAGGGAACGCCGGTCTGTAAAAAATTCACAATTAGCGATTTTTATCCCCCCACCGGCAGCATTTCAGACACAATCAATACCGATAGACAGGATTTCGGTCTTCCGTCCATGTCTTGTGGTCATGGCAGGACTTGCAAAGAGCCTGCCAGTTGCTTTCATCCCACATCAGATGCGGATCACCACGGTGAGGAATGATATGGTCGACTACAGTTGCTGCTGTGAACCGTCCCCGTGCCATACACTTCACGCACAGCGGATGCTTCCGCAGGTACGCCTTGCTGAGCCGCTGCCACCTGCTGCCATAGCCACGCTTGGCAGCAGACGGTCGGTCTGGGTGCAGGGGCTGATGCTCTGCACAGTACAAACCGTCTGTCAGATTGGGACAGCCTGGGTGCTTGCAGGGCTTCTTACATTTCTTCGGCACAGCAGTCACAGCCTTTGCAACTCTCTGTGGTTTCTGCAGAGAGTTTTTTCAATGCTTTTTGGTATTGTTCCTTCACCCAGGCAACGCTGTCATTCAGTTCATCTGCAATGGCATCCCATGTTGCAGCGTAAAGATACCGCAAACGAAGGATCTCACGCTGGTCGGCATTGTGATTTGCCATGATAAGTTCTTCCAGCTTCCGTTTCAACCGAATTGATGCAATCAGATCGTCCCACGCTGCCTCCACGATCTCATGTATTTCATCTTCATCGATTTCCATCGCCATAGCTTTCCAATCCTGATAAATCACGCACTGTTCCTTGATGCGTCTGTTTAGATCCATACTGTTTCTTAAAACTTCTTTTGCAAGCATATCGATTCTCCTTTATGGACACGAAAAACAGCCCTCGCAGAATTTCTTCCGCAAAGGCTGTTTCGCTTTCTCCTGTTTTCCTACTTTACAGTATACCACATATGCGAACTATCATCAAGTGTTATGAACTATCATGAACTATCAACTTTTCATCCCTGCCAAGGCTTCCCGGTGCAAACGATAACAGGAAGGTTTACTGTATCCCATTTCTTCTGCGATCTGATTCCAGTCCTTGAATTCCAGATAACGCTTTGCCAGAATATCATGATGCTCCGTATCTGTGACGGCTTTTATCGCAGTATCAAAAACTGCTTTCAGAGCTTCCAGTTCCTTTTTTGCAGTCTTTACTTCTTCCTCCAAGGATAAGATCTGAGAAACGCCGCTTTCCACGGTGTGAGATTCCGGCGATACGGGTTTGGGCAAATCAGAATAGGCAGGTGATTTGGGAAAAGAAAGTTTCTGACGAAGAGCATCTGCTTCCTTTTGTTTTCGGTCAATCCTTCTAAGAAGTCTTTGTGCCTGTTTCATGTATTCTTTTGCTGTCATGCCGTGATCTCCTCCAGCATTCTTTTTACCTCCTCCACAGAACGGACGATGGCAACGTTTCCGCCGCATTTTTGTATTTTGCGAAGAACCGATTCCTGCAAAGCAGTTGCTTTTCCTTTCTCCGTTTTTACTTCAAAGGCAAAGAACCTGCCGCCAATGCAGGCGATCACATCGGGGATTCCTGCCGTTCCATACATCCCGCCATGCTCCTTCCAGCAAAAACAATTCGGCACGGTTTTCAGATACCTCAAAATCGTCCTTACGATATCCGCTTCTTTCAAACTGCTCACCTCTTACCTCTTTACTGATTTTACAGGGAAATTTCTATTATACTCATAAAAAATGAGAAAATATATGGGGATATAAAATAGGAAATATATAAAAGATTACGGGAATTCCCTGCAAAGCCTGTAAACCCTGTCAGAAAGCTGTGCAGACCTCTCCCCTGGCAAGCTACACATGACTTTCTGAAAAGCTGATGCCTCTCCACGTTCTCCGTTTTCCGGTTCTGTCTGCTGCTTTCACAACCGTGGGAAAATTTGCTTCCAGTTCGTTGTTGAAATTCTGCTGACTGTATGGAGCCATGCCGCAGCTGTCACAGTATGCTTTATACCGTGCAAAGAACTCCATTCTTCCCACCTCTGCGTCCATTTGCAAAGTACAGCAGTCCCGAACAAACGCCAGCACACTGTTGCTATCCTCCCGGTATTTCTGGAGTTCCTGTGCATTTGCCTGTGTTTCTGAAAAATGAAAATGATTCTGCATCAGCCGCCGCAGTCCTTCTAAGGCAAATTGAAAGATCCCATCTGCTTCACAGCGGAACTTCTCCAGAAGTTCCGGATCTCGTCGTTCCTCCGGCACAGAATGATCGAACCGGACAATGATCAGACGGCGGTAAAAGCCCTCCGATTTGTCCCCATAGTTCTTCGGAATGCTGTTGCAGGAAAAGAGCAGCCTCGCATAGGGCTGAAAAGAAAAGGGATTTTTGTTTTTCTTTTCCACAGTCAGATAATCCTCTCCGACCAACGCCTTGAAAATGCCGTTGTCTTCAATGCCCTTTGTGGGCAGCTCTGCACAGATATTCGCCCACTTGCCAAAAAGTTCTGCGGTCTTGAATCGATCATTCAATGCCTGCCATGCTACATTGGACACATTTTCTTTTCCCAGCAGAAGTTCATTCAGCACCCGCAGCAGCACAGACTTCCCGGCACCGCCTTTTCCCACAATGATAAAGCACTTCTGGGCATGATTGACCGGAATGAGAAAGTAGCCCAGCATCTCCTGAATCAGCATCACCTGATCCTCCTCCACGGATTCATGCAGAAACTGCAGAAATCTGGGACACTTTGCACCGGACATATATCGCACATTCAGCTGTACCGTAGACAGATACTTTGCGGTGTGCTCCGATAAGGTTTCGTCCAGCACATTGTACAGGCCATTTCGCACATTGATGAGATAGGGATTGGAATTGAGTTCCCGAATATCCTTCTGCACCTGCATCTTCCATTGTCCTTCGGTATCATTGATCTGAGACAGCTTTGTGTATCTGGTCAGCATTTTATCCCGTACCATATTTCTTGCTGTCAGTTCCGTGATGCTGTGATAAACGCCATTTTCATAGCAATAATACTGCTCGGCAGAATAAAACACAGGGGCATTCTGTGTCATATATTCTGCAAGCACACCGGGCAGAAACTTCGGACCCCGTTCTGTCATTTCATACCAGTCGGGAATTTCCATGCCGGAACGATGCTTCCGTGTTTCGGATTTGTTTTGAAATGCTTTGTACAGTTCTTTTTGCAGAGCAAGCAGCGGCTTGACATCTGCATTTTTGAAACCGAAATGCTGCTTTAAATCGTAATGGATCATCGATTCGGCAGTCACGCTGTCCACATTGTAAAGATATTCCGACACAAAGTTTCGTGCAGTCTGCAAATCTTCCACCACGGCATTTTGCACCTTTTGCTGCTGTAGCAGTGCCCGAATGCCATCAATGGAAAGCGGCTGAAAACACAGAGCCGCAGGAGATTTACAGCTGCACTGTCCACTTCGCAGCTTTGGGCAGGAAAAGCCTTTCTCTGCAATGGTGCGGCAGGTCATAGGTTTTGTTCCGCTGCGGAGAAAATGCTGGATCTTATTCTGCGTTTCTTCAAAAGAATACTTCGGATACGGCTTGGAGTATTGATGTATGACCGCTGCACCGCCTTCAAACACGCTTAAATTGGAGATCATCGCATACCAGTCATGTTCAGAAAGTACAGCTGCATTGTCCCGGCAGTACTTGATAAAATCGCATTCTGCTTCTACAATGCCGATCCCTTTCTGTTCGCCATGCAGCGGTACTTTTGATTGTTCTTCTGCTTCTTGCGAAACCGGCAGTCTTTCTATCAGCTGTTCCTGTGTGTATCTTCGTTCCGGGTGAAACGAGATGCACTCCACCAAGACCGGTTCTTTCTTGCAGTGATAGAATCCCGGCAGACGCATGACACGGCTTTCGTTGACACAGGCAGAATCTCCGCCGAAATGCTGCACTAGTGCCTTTTGAATGGGACGAAACAGGGACACCTTTGCCTCTTTGACAAACCAGTATGTATGCAGCGATTTTCTTGTTCTGATAACCATAGACGGCGGCAGCGGAAACGCATCGATGAGTGCCTGCTGTTCCTCGAAAGTTTTATCGTCCATCTCCACAAACTGTGCATTGATGCGAGTAATGCTGTCATCGGTCTGACCGCCGGAGTTCACCACAAAAAAGATGCCATGATTTTTCTGGTTATGTTCTTTCAGCGTGGACTCCACTGCAAAGAATTTTCCTGCTTCTACAGACATTTTGGCACCGGTAAAGATGCCTTCTTTCCGATCATCAAAAATACGCAGACATACCGTATCGTCCGGATGAAAGATCGCATTGATAACATCCTGTGCCGATATATTCATACCACTTCCTCCATTTCTTCTGTGAAATATCGAATCGGCATATGCCTGCGTTTTGCCCATCGTATTTCCTGTTCCATACCCTCAGAAATGCTGCTGCCGAATACCCACAGCTGGACACATTTTGTCAGAAGCACATAATTCATGAACATTGCAGTTTGCCGTTCTTCCCCAAGGGTATCGTCCAGAAACTGCGGAAAAAGCAAATGCGGTGCAATGGGAATACTGTGATGTACTACCGCAAAACGACTGTATTTCCGGGCATTTTCAATGTTTTCATTGGTATTGCCACGATAGGGAGAACAGATATATACAAGCGGTCGGAATGCCGCCAGTCTCCGTGCCTTTTTCTCCTCGCTTTCTATTCTTTTCATTGCTTCAAATTCGGTCGGCGAGAAGTATCCTTCCTTGTTGTGTGTTTCTGCCAAGTTCATTCCTCCAGTTCCTCTAAATTGCCGAAGCTTTCTCCGGCAGATGCTTCTGCCACAAGGGGCAGATCAAACTCCGGAAACGGCTGCTGTTCCATACAGCCTTTCACAAAAGCCACTGTTTCCTGCAATCTGTCTTTCGGAATGAGAAACGTCAGTTCATCGTGAATCTGCAGGATCGGTCTCAGCCATGGGCGTGACGGCAGTCCTTCTAAAATACGGACAATTGCCAGCTTCAGAATATCCGCAGCCGTTCCCTGAATCGGGGTATTCAAGGCACATCGTTCCGCAAAGGACTGCAGTCCCCAGTTGTCGCTGCGAATATTGGGAAGATACCTTCTGCGTCCCAGCCAGGTTTCTGTATACAGTTTCTGCTTTGCGATCATCTTTGTTTCATTCTGCCAGCCCGTCAAAGCCGGATAGCCAGCCTTCAGATTGCGAATGATTTCTTCACATTCCGGTATAGATTTCTCTACGCCTGCCTTGAACTTCAATGTGCTCTGCAGTCCCTTTGGAAATAGCCCGTAAAATGTGCCAAAGTTCACGTTCTTGGCGATGGTACGCTGTTCCTTGTATTCCGGTCGATGCTTGTTTTGTGCTTCTGCATAGGTACAGCCGAAAATGACAGAAGTCGTTGCCGCATGAATATCCCCGCCGTTTTGATAGGTTTCCATCATGGTCTTGTCCCGGCAGTAGAATGCTCCCACACGCAGTTCGATTTGCGAAAAATCGAGAGACAAGATCAGATGATTTTCCGGAGCCTGAATAAAATTGCGGACACCGATGGGATCGTTGCTTTTTCTGGGACAGTTCTGTAAATTGGGATTGCGGCAATTCATTCTTCCTGTTTCCGTGGACAGAGCAAAGAAATCCGGATGGATCCTGCCCGTTGCAGAATTCAGATATTTCAGATAGCCGTCAATGTAGGTAGACTTGATCTTGCTCCATTTCCGGTATTCCTGTACCAGTATGAACAAAGGAGAAAGTTCCGGACGGTTGGCATCACACCATTCCTTCAGCAGGATCATTGTGGCATCGTCTGCTGCTTCTCTGTTGGATGCTGTGACTTTCATAACAGGCAGCTGTAAAGTCTGATACAGATACTCCTTGAAAGCTTTAGTGCTGCAGTTTGCACCAATCGGAACATCGCCAATGCACATTGCAATTTCATTGCGGATATATTCCATTTGCTCCACTGCCTCCTGCTGACGCACTTTCATCAAATCTGCATTCACAGGCACGCCGTTGTATTTCATCAGCCCTAAGTACACCGCTGCAGGTGATTCGATTTCTTCCACAAGGTACCGATGTTTCGGCAGAAAACGGTCAAACCAGCTGTTGAAAATATGATACAGCCGCAAGGCAAAATCAGAGTCCGCACAGCCATAGCGTATTGTTTCTGCATCCTGTGCATCCAGTTCGTCAAAGTGTCTGCCGTTTGTGACATCTGAAAAGGTGGGCAGCGATTCATGGCACAGTTCTTCCGCCAGTTTTTTCAGACCGCTGTCAGCAAGTTTGCGAAATGCGTAGTTGCTTTTCAAGGTCATTTGTGCTGCACAAATGGTATCATACACCGGCGGCTGTATGACGATATTCTGTTGACAGGATATTGCAGATTCAAAGGCGATATTGTGAGCAACTTTGACGATATTTTTGTTTGTGAGAAAGTTTTGCAGAAATCGAAAAAAAACAATGCCATCCATGTTTCTTCCAATTTTATGAGCAACAGAAACATAGATTCCCGTATGCTCTTTGGCGGAAAAGCTGCACCCGACAATATGACTTTTTGCCGGATCAAGAGCTGCCTTTTCTTCGATGCGGTAAGGCTCATCCGGTGCAGTTTCATAGTCAAAAGCCACAACGGCGGCATTGCTGACATACTGCTGAATTTCCTGCACCGAAGTGACACATCTGTAATTCTCCATAGCGTTCTCCTCAATTCAGCGGCTCCATGACTTCGCCGGTTTCCGGGTCCACACGCAGTGCATCTTCTGTATCATAGCCCACATTTTTACTAAGTGCCTTTACCTGTTCTGTCATAGCTGCGATCAGCGGATATTCTTCCGGTGACAATGCCCGTTCTACGGCAAACTGTGCCTGCGAATAGCTCATGCCTGTGCTGCTGACGACCTTTTTCAGTGTAAATTTTGTTACCACAGCATTGGAATTCTGATATTTCGGGATCACACGCATGAGGTAACGGGTAAAGGACTTCAGAGAACCGGTAGGCAGAGACAGGATCACCGGAAAAATATCGCCTTCCCGAAGCAGATACAAACGACGGCGGTTCTTGCAGGCTTTTGCACCGTTCTTTCCAGATCCATACTGATTCAGCGGGCAGGAATCACAGCTGCCGCCGGGATTTCCTTCCCCATGGTGCCCGTCAAAACTGCCGCAGTCCGGTGGATTGGAGCCGCCCTGATATTCGCTTTGGTAGTAGGCATTCAAAGAATGCTGATAGAGGATCACAGCGGAAAACGTTTTTACCGTGTCCGGTTCCTCCGGATTCTCACCGGGGATTTCAAACATCACACCGCCGCCGGACGGGATCTTGACTCGTTCAAATGCTGCGGACAAGCCGTCCATTTCTGCACACATCACATCAGCAAGATCAAAGTCTTGCAGAGCAAGGAAGCCTGTTTGGTTGGTTTCCATCATTTCATTTTTCATAGTTCTGATTCCTTTCATTTTGTGGATTTACGGACAGACACAGCGGTCTGCTCATAGACATGGACAAGACCGCTCAGCCACTCTGGTACAGTATTCTGATTTTCTGCGATCTGCTCTTTGACAAAAGCTGACAGACTGTTGGCGTTGACAGTCTCATAGACCAGATCACCGTAGCCGTTTTCTTTCAGAGCTGCATACAGTTCTTCCTTCCGCCCTGCCATGGCAGAAGCACGGGTTTTGGTGGTCAGAGCAAACGTCGTTCCGGCACGCGTGAAATTCTGTGTTTCTGTTTCTGCCATCAGCATAGAAAGCTGATAATCTGCCTGTTCAATTTCAGCGTTCATTTCTTTCAATCGTTGTTCTGCATTCTTCTTTTCCTCACGGAGTTGTTTCAGATGCTCCGCAAGTTCATACATATTCTGTGTTTGCATTTCAAACTCCTTCCTGAAATGGGTTCATTCCGTTCCGATAATCGTCTACCAGCGTTCTCGCTAAATCCACCTTATCCCGCAGAGAACGGAGAATTTTAGCATCCACAGTATTCTTTGCAATCAGATAAATGTACAGGCAGTTCTCTGTCTGAGAGACTCTGTGGATTCTTGCTTTTGCCTGTTCAAAGTTGCTCATGCTGTAATCAAGCGAATAGAACACCATCGTGGATGCTGCTGTCAAAGTAATGCCCAGTCCTGCCGCTGCGATCTGTCCTACAAAGACCTTACAGTCTGCATCTTCCTGAAATCTGCGGATTTCCTCTGCACGGTCAGAAACACCGCCACGCACAGACGCATAGCCGATCTGTTTTTGTTCCAGCAGTTTCTGAATCTCGTTCAGTTCCGGTGCAAACCTTGCCAGAATGACCAGCTTTTTTCCTTCTGCAAGCATCGTATCCAGAATATCGGACAGAGCATCCAGTTTTGCTGCGCTGACAGAAGTGATACTTCCGGCATCGTCTGTGAGATAACCGCCTGTCATCTGCGATAAACGCAGCATTTTTGTCAGCACATTTACTGCCGAAATTTCCGAACCTGCAAGCTCCGCAAAGCTTTCTTTTTCCAGCTGTTTGTATAGTTTCATTGCTTTCGGTTCCAGTTCTACCGTGCGTATCTCCTCGGTAATTTGAGGCAAATCCAGACATTCTGCCTTAGTTACACGATAGGCAACGGAATGCAGTTTTTGCAGGAATTCATCCATCATCTGCTTTCGGAAAACCGGAATGTGATTGCCGTATCCGCACATATCGAAATAACGACTGCGAAAAGCATAGAAGCTTGTCCCGAAGATCTCTTTATTCAGAAAACGATACTGGGAAAAGACATCCAGTTCTTTGTTGGTAATGAGTGTACCGGTCAGAAGCAGCTTGTATCTTGACTTGTCTCCGAGATGGTGCATGGCTTTAGACTGTGCAGTGCGGTTTTCCTTGATTTTGTGTGCCTCGTCTGCAATGATAAGGTCGGCATCAAAGGCAAGCAGTTCTTTCTCCAATCGCCATGCAGATTCATAATTGACAACAGCGATTTGCAAACCATCCCCATGCAGCTTGGAAAGCTGTTCTTTTTTCTGTGTACTGCTGCCTTTCAGAACAGTCAGCTGATATGGAAAAGCAGCAAAACGTGCAAATTCCTGTTCCCAGACAGAGAGAATAGACAGTGGTGCTGTGATCAGGATTCTTCTGATATGACGATACTGATACAGAATTCCAACAATGGCAATGCTGGTGATGGTCTTTCCGCAGCCCATTTCCATGAGCAATGCCACGCCATTGCTGTGTGTCTCTGAAAGCAGGATGCCAAAGCGTTCGCAGGCAAAGCGGCAGGCGGATTGTTGATGGCGATAGAGCGTTGCTTTAAGGGGGATTTTTAGAACTTCTTTCACTTTTTCTCCTATGCTTTGTATGGACGATATGTATCTGGACCAAATCTAGAAAGAATTTGCTTTAGTATTCGGCTTTGGTATACATCCGCCTTTTGCAGCAGTTCTTCCAGAACTGTAACTTCTTCTTTTGACAGCAGATTTTTATTTGGAGCATACCATTCCGGTATCTGTACTCCGCCACCGTTTCCGCTAAAAGTTTCAAGGGGATATTTCAGCATGAGTGCTCGTATGTCCCGGCGAATCGTTTTTTCTGAAACATGAAATTCATGCATTAAAATTGGAACTGTGCTTTTCCGACGGGAAATCAGTAATTTCAAAATCTCTTCTCGCCGTTCTACGAGACCCATGCCTTTCACCCCCTTTCCGATGTATTTTTATTCTACAACCCAAACTGGTCAGATCGTGACCAGTTTGAAAAAGATTCACAGAAGTTTCACAAAATAAATTCTTTCAAGAATTACAAAACACCGACAAGGTACAGAAAAAAATTCTGCACCTCATCGGATGTTCTCACTTTTTTACCAAACTGGTCAGCCACGGAGCAATGGGTCTTGCAATC